ACTTTCAATTTTATGTTTGTCTTTCAGGCAGAACATAATATTCTTATGCATCCTTTCCACATGCTCGGCGTTGCAGGGGTATTCGGTGGAGCTTTATTCGCTGCTATGCACGGAAGTCTCGTTACTTCCTCGCTTGTTAGGGAAACGACTGGGCTTGTATCTCAGAACTATGGGTACAAGTTTGGACAAGAGGATGAAACCTATAACATCGTAGCCGCACATGGCTACTTCGGGAGATTAATTTTCCAATATGCTTCTTTCAACAATAGTAGGAGTCTTCATTTCTTCCTTGCTACTTGGCCAGTGGTTTGTATCTGGCTCACCTCCATGGGAATCTCTACAATGGCATTTAACCTCAACGGATTCAATTTTAATCAATCCGTCACAGCGGCCAATGGCAGAGTTATTCCTACTTGGGCTGACGTTCTTAACAGAGCTGACCTTGGCATGGAAGTAATGCATGAAAGGAATGCACATAATTTCCCACTCGACTTAGCGGCTACTGAAGTCGCACCAATTGCGTAACAACACGTCCGTTCATCCTTAATTGGGACGCATGAAACCTAAGCATGGAACGGGGCTTAGGTATTGAGGTTTTACCATGACTCAACTAGAACTACAAGCTCGTATTAAAGAGCAGAATATTTTAGAAAGAGAAATGAAACTTAAATATCGCGGCATTGCCTACAACAAAACTTACAAATTTAATTAAAATGAAAACAATTGCACTTGCTCTCGCAGCCACCACTTTAGCGTCTGCACCTGCATCCGCTGGAATCTATATAAACGCTGAATCCAATGATGGTTATACAGGTTCTGAGTATCAAGGTAGAACAGTAGATGTTCACGTTGGTTATGAAGGTTCAGTATCAAAGTTTGACTACTACATTCAAGGCGGTCCTGCTTTCACAGCAGCTGCTGATGTAGATGGTTCAGAGCAAGAACTATCAGGAAAGCTTGGAGGTACATTCAATGTGTCTCAGAGTCTTGGTGTATATGGTGAAGTATCTACCATCACTAATGATGGAGAAGATCGTAGCTATGGCACAAAGTTAGGAGCTAAGTTTAAGTTCTAATGTCACAACAAAGTGACAAGGCTAGGGCGTCAGTTACTTCACTGACTCCCGAACCAGAACTTAAAGAAGAAGAGAAAGAAGAACTTGAAGAAGAAGTTCAATGAATTATGGCTAGTAGTCTTTATGGCTATAGCCTTCTTCATTCATATAGAAGTTCTTCATGTGAACTTCCATAGCAGAGAGATACCTCAGTGTCGGACCTCTCTGTAATTTGGCTTTTAGCCCCGTACGCGGGATACCTATTAGCCGTCTAGACGGTGGGATAGACCACAAAACTTGAATTTTAATTTGCATGCGATGATGATTTATACCCTCAAACATTTTAAAAGATAGATAAATGGCTCAACAGTCAACCGCGCATCAGGCGTCGGTAACTATGCCAGGTGCTGCTCAAAGCACAGGCGATAGAAGAGCTCTCTACTTGAAATTATTTTCAGGAGAGATGTTCAAAGGATTCCAGCACAACGCAATAGCTAGGGATCTTGTTATGAAGCGTACCTTGAAGAACGGCAAATCATTGCAGTTCATCTACACAGGACGCACAAAAGCCGAGTTTCATACTCCAGGCAACAGCATACTAGGTAACTCCGATGGAGCACCT